TACCAGTCCTACGGAAGTTTTTGTTACTAAACCTGAATAAAGTGCTCTTTCAGGCTATCTAGTGATGGAGTGGCCTTTTTCCGTAACTAACCCACAACAGGAAAGAAAACTGTAAGAATTGATCGAATATTCGACACTCTTGCAGACTTATCCTAGTCCTCCTATTCCTGGAGACTGAATGTATACTTTAGAGTAAAGAGCAGCTCGAATGGTTATGGCTGCACTTTCTTCACAAGCAACAAGCACATCATCTCCGGAAACAAAAACGATATATTTTCCTTAAATTATGTGTATTTCGGATAGTGCGAAATGTATATACATATAGACCCTAAGGCTGTTACCGAACGTAGTTCTTGTAGCGTGGCCTGAGAATACTGTACCGTGTATATGGCCTTATTCAATAATCTTTTTCATCCATCTAATCTTATAAGGCGTTTTTAAACACAAAATATACTTTCTTAAATCTCTCTCCATAACTGCGTTTATATCAAGTCCTCCTTATCTAAGTGTATATATAACTTAAGACCACATCTATCTAATAAACTCGTTATCACAGCAGTCTATAAGAGAAGCGTATTATGACGCGTCATGACCAGAAGTATCGCACGTTATAAATACGTAATTTTTAGGAATCTCATTGTTAAACTTACCTTATAGATCACCCTTATTTAGTCCATGTACAAAAGACGGTAACACAGACTTTAACATTTAAACTAATACAGAATTAAAAGCTGTAACTAACAGCATTGTTTCTTCTGGGGGATTCCATATGACCCTGGGTCTGTCGGATAGGAATCCATCAAACGTTTTGTTAACCTCTTTCTATTTAACAACTGCTTCCATGACCATTGGGAACTCAGTTCCATTTAATAGTTTATCATAACCACGAAGATATGATAATTTCTTCTTAGAGGGTAACTTATTAAGAAATTCTTCAATATTAAAAGAGTATTTACACATCTGGCTTTTAATTAAACTCGTCATTTTCCTAACCTATTGAGTGGAAAAAGATTAAAACGACGATAATATATCGGGATCAGATTAACTTCTAGATCCACCTTATCTAGCTACAACTGAATATATCAAATTGATTATGCAATTGGAATAAGTAACCAGTTTTGCTGGTTGTTTATTCTAACTCGTAATCTATCCGGACTGTCTCCATTATTGTAACATATTTTTATGCTCGCAGTTACAATGTTATAATAATTAACCGTATAATTGTTCTGTCCTTTAATGTATGGTTTTACGGGGTTTTACTAAACTTTATCCGTCTGCTAAAACATCTTTATTAAACCTGTTTTATTCGACGTGTATATTAGTTACACAATTATTAGTGAGCTAGTCACCTACATAGTTCATAACAGTTTTGTAGAGACTGATTTAACTCATGTGATCACCTAACGCACCCACGCCTTATACTATCTTCTTGGGTACCAACCATTCATACAACCATTCATTAATTATGTATCTTCTCTTGATACAAAAATATATTAAAAATAATAGGCTGCAATATAGAAGATGGTAAGGATCAAAT